TTGAGGCAGTTGTAAATTTTGACCCCGACACAACAAAACCATTAAACGAACGCGGTCGACGTCCACTTGGAATGATTGTAAACTATTTGCCTATTACAGTGCAAAATGTAGACATTGTTATTACTGGTTACCAAGGATTAACGCCATCTATTGAAGCGCTAATATTTACGGCATTAACAGAAAATTTAAAAAATGTTAGACCGTTTGTGGCCTCTGCTAATGTACTAGCAAATAAAAACGATATTATCTCAGTTCCAAGGTTATCGTTTTTTGTTCAAGTTGCCGTCCCTCAATCGGTGTACGATACGTTAACGTTTACAATTGATGGCAATTCTGTTTCTGGTGGTTATGTATTTCAGAACGGAGATATCCCGTATTTAAACAGTATAACTTATGTTTGAGGATAAATTTTTAACACTTACAAAACAGTTATATCCTCGCGGACGGGCATGGAAGTTATTTAATAATAGCTGGTTTGAACGTTTACATAAAGGACTAGCGCAATCGGAGGCGCGTGTTTACAGCGATTCGATTGCAATATTAAACTCAATTTTACCAGATAACGATAATTTTACCGCTGACGATGCAACGGACTGGGAGCGTAGATTAGGTTTAATAAATTCGCCATTGGTTCCGTTGGCGGATAGAAAGTTGGCTATTTTAAGGAAAATGAACCACCCTGGGACGATTAAGGCTAGACAGCACTACTTATATATCGAGGGGCAATTACAAGCGGCGGGATTTGATGTTTATGTCTATGAGAATTTTGGAGAATTATTACCAGCCGATTTTATTGTAATACCAGATATAGCATCGTTAGACGAGGCTAATTTAGACGAGTTTAACTTAGGTGACGCCACAACAGTTTATCCAAATTTGTTCGGGTTACCAAATCTAGACGAGTTTAATTTAGGAGAGTTTAATTTGGACGAGGAGGTTTACCTAAATAAAATTGTAAATAATATTCCGACGGAGGCCGATTCATATTTTGACATTGGTCAAACGGCACGCGCTACGTTTTTTATTGGTGGCCCTACCGCTGGAAGTTTTGCAAATGTGCCATTAATTCGTCGAGATGAGTTTAGAAAATTAATATTAACTTTGAAGCCAGTTCAAAACGTTGGCTATTTACTTATAAATTATACATAAGACATGAGAGAAATAATTTCGTTACCAAATACAGAGGCTCCAGATGCTGATTTTCCGTACGGTAGATTTAAAAATACAATCGGCGCAAATGCTGGAACACGTGTTAATGAGGCAATGACTGGCGACTGGTCTCAGTTTTTTGCCAAAATTATGGCCGAGGCTGGTTTAACTGCGAACGGATTGCCCGACAGTGAATATTCTGGATGGCAATTATACGAGGCGTTAAAAGGCGTTTTCGGAGGCGTAAGAAAAAAAGTTATTCCAATAGGTACTTGGAATATGGATACGACGGCTAACGTTGCTGTGTCTCATGGTTTAACGTTGGCAAATATCCGCTCGGTTTCATTTGTAATAATTGACGACGCGGGAACATTTGTAACTAATGGTTTAAACCCCGTTACGTTTGCTACAGACGCGTCTCCATTAGTATCCACAACAACGGTAACATTAGCACGTAGAGCCGCTGGCGTTTACGACGATGCCGCATATTCTGGCAGCGCAAACCGTGGATACATTGTAATCGATTACGTGGAGTAACCGATGCAAATTGACATTAACACCGACGCGGCTATCGTGTTTAGCGATATTTTAGAGCGAATTGGAAAATCTGCCCTACCTAACGCGGTGCGCGAAACGCTATCAAAAACGGCGTTAGATGTCAAACAGAAAACGATGCCACAAACTGCGGAAACGCTATTTACAAATAGGCGTAAAAATTTTTTTAAGGCCAATTCAGTTGTAGATTTTGCAAAAGGTAAAGACATAAACTCGATGCGTTCGGCCGTTGGATTTAATTCTCAAAAATTAAAAGGAGGAAATAATTTCGCGGTCAAGGATTTAGAGCAGCAAGAGTATGGGGGAGACATTGACGGTAAATCATTTATTCCATTAGATAACGCAAGAATTGGAAAATCTTATAAAAAATCAGTTAGAGCAAATGCAAGGATTTCTGGATTTAAAAATTTACCAAACGTTAGTAATGCTAAGGGAGCAAATTGGAAACAACGCGCAATTAAAACGGCTGTTTTTACAGGAGTAGGAAAATATATGCTAGCAACCTCTGGAAGAGTTGGAAGTATATATAAAATTACATCTATTAGAAGAGATAACGGGAATACTGTATTTAAAAAAATTAAAATGTATTCCTACGACAAAAATAGAAATGTTAAAGTTCGCGCTACTGGATTTATGGAAAAGTCCGCTGATATTTCACAGAAAAAAATGAACGATATTTACGCGGTAGAATCAAAAAAACAAATTGACCGTTACTTAGGTATATTAATGAAATGAGTTGGGAAGATAACATAAAACAAAATTTTATAATTACGTGTGGCGACGGTGCTGTTTATCAGCCGTTGTATGACGATAAGGCAATTGTAAAAGACGTTGAGTATAACTTAACGGAGTTTAATTTTCCTAATATCGAAGGTACGTTTATTGACCGTCGTTTGGCCAAGGGTAACCGATACTCCATGGATATAGTTTTTCAAGGAGCAAACCACTTAAACGAAGTTGCAAGATTTGAGCGTTCTGCAAAAGACCGTCGACCATGGGTTATAGAACACCCTAAATATGGCCGTTTAAATGTACAGCCAGCATCGTTAAATTTTAATGACAATACGCTAAATTTTACACGTATTACGGGCACATTATTAGAGACTATTTTACGAGGTTTACCAACAGTAACAATAAATCCTGTTGACCAAATAGAGGAACTATGTCGTTTATCTTTTGACTCTGGAGCGTTATTATTTGCTGCCGAGCCTCCCGTACCTCAAAACATGGCTGTAGCAAATTCCGCGTTTTACTCCGCTGGAGTTAATTCTGGCGCTCCTCAATTACAAACGGAAAATTATTTCAACTTATTTAATGACGCAAACTCAGCTATTTTAAACGCGACGGCTCAACCATTAGCAGCCATTAGAGCATTACAAGCGGTTATTGGAGCCCCAGCGGCGTTTAGTATTGCCGTTCGCCAACGTTTACAGATATTAGTAAATCAATTTCTTGGGTTAATAAATACTCTTGGTAACATTTCCTCACAAGCGGCTAAAATACAGTTTGAAACAACTACAGGAACAGTTTTATCCTCCATGTGTAGCGCGGCATCAACACCACAACCAAATGATTACGTAAATATGGTAGATGTGTTAAATGTTGTTCAAATTATTCTAGACACTCAGACATTATTTATTGAATCGTTAGACACGTTACAAACAGATAACGGAGGAAATACGGATAGTTATGTTCCTAATTTTCAATTTGTAACCGACGTAACCGACGCTGTAAATTTTACAGTTTCTCAATTGTTTGAAATTGCAATAGGCGCACAACAAGAGCGCTCAATATTTTGCGATACTGATACTAACGTTATCTTGTTGGCTCATCGTTTTTATGGGCTCGACCAAAACGACGTAAATATTCAACGACTAGTAGATAACAATTTAATCGGACTTTCTGAAATTTTAGAAATTAAAAAAGGACGAAAAATATTATATTACGTATGATACTAAAAGTTGGCACATTACAAATTACTGATTTTAACGAGGTAAACGTTGAGTTAAAATATGACTCCGTAGCCTCTACGTTTTCATTTCAATATAGATATGACCCAAACGATACTCAATTAAAATTACTTAACACTCCCGCAAGTTATGCAGATTGTAGTATAGAGTACGTAAACCCAGAAACGGGCGCAAAAGAATTATTAATAACTGGCACAATTTTAAACCATGGATTTGACGACACGCCAGCGGTAGGGTTAAACGGGATTTCTGGATATTCAAAAACTGGAGTTTTAGAAGATTGTCAGATTCCAGTTTCGTTATATCCTCTGCAATCTGACGGTAAAACATTAAGGCAAATAGTTGAAAAATTAATACAACCGTTTGGTATTAATTTAATTATTTCCGCTGACGTAGCCTCGAGAGCAAATTCGATTATAGATGTTTCAACGGCCGAACCGTCAGATACTATAAAATCGTATCTAGCAAAAATCGCAAATCAAAAAAACATTCTATTGTCGCACGATGCATCTGGTAATTTATTATTAACAAAATCTCGTACAGATGCTACACCTAAATATAATTTTGGTCGGCAAATACCAATAACATCCTCTGTATTAAAATTTGATGGCCAGCGTATGCACTCAGAAATAACGGTAATAAAACAAGCGGATTCTGGAGGAGGAAATGCTGGGCAATCAACAATTAAAAACCCATACGTTACAAAATTTCGCCCATCGGTAAAAATACAGTCTTCGGGTGACGACAATAGCACGAGTTTCGCTGCTAAATCTGCGCTCGCCGATGAGTTGTTAGCAATTCAATTAGATATAAACGTCGATACTTGGACGGATAACGAAGGGTTAATCTGGAGGCCAAATACAATTATTACAATTGAAAACACGGAATTAATGATAAATAAACCGACTAGGTTTTTTATTGAGTCGGTTCAATTTACTGGCAACGAGGCGCAACAAATTGCGACGTTAAAATGTGTAGTTCCAGAAGTACATAACACCAAAGAGCCTAAAAATATATTTGAATGAATACGCTAGTTAAAGTTATATCTACAGAAACTGGAAACCTAGGCCGTAGGATTGTAAAGTTTTTGCGTTACGGTAATGCTGACGTCCAAACAAGTATATCGGCTCAACCATTTGGCACGGATGCAAATCCTGTAAAAGACATGGTCGCAGTTTATGCCCCAACCTCGGAAATGGGTAAAACCGTTATAATCGGTTATCTTAACATAGACGCTATTGCAGAGGTTGGTGGAAATAGAATTTATTCAACCGATGCCGATGGGGTTGTTCAATCGGTTATTTATTTACGAGCAAATGGCGACGCTGAAATAAATGGAACCGAGGATAACATGGTTAGATTTACTAAATTAAAAGAGGCATTTGATACGCTCAAATCAGACCACAATAAACTAGTAACAGCATTTAACACACATTTGCACCCGACCGCGGCAGTTGGCCCGCCATCTCCTCCAACGCCGATTCCAAACTCAATTCCAGCAATCCCGTCAACGGCCGATATTAGTGGCGCGAAGATTGATAATGTAAAAACAAATTAAATAATCATGGGTAAATTCGCTATTGCATTCGGTTTCAGTTTTTGGATGTTAATTCAAACTTGTTCAAACGTACCAGAACCAAAACCTAAAGAATTCGAAAACCAGACAATCGTTAACCCGTAGTTAAAAATTGTCTGGTTTGACGCTCGCGTTTTTCGAGCGACTACTTTTGACTATTTGTTAGGGTTATTTATCCCTAAACGTTCCATAAGTTGGGTTTTTACTCCAATCTTTGTAATATAAACAACACTCATTTTTTGGCAATACATGCTCACCCAAGAAACTAGTCTTTAGCAAACCTATAGGCTCCCAACCTTTATCATTTAAAAACTTTTCTGAGCCGTCAGAAAATTTGGCAATAAAAGTAACTGACACTAATTGCTTAGATTTTTTTGAATCTAAAACTAAAACTGAGCGGGTAATTAAAACAGGAAAAGAAACCATAAAAAAAAAGTTAACAGATATGCTTAATTGCTTATCTGAGTGCAAATATAAAACTTGTTTTGATATTTGCAAACTTTTTTCAAAAATATTTTAAAATTATTTTTGCCCCACTAACCGAGTCATAGGCAATAATTGAGATATACCTTTTAATCCGTCACCGTCTGGCCTTGGGTAAATTTTCGCATCCAGACCTAACATGTGCAAAAGGTAAAAAGTTGATGTCGATACGTGGTGGTTTTCTACCGCCAATTCCATAACTCCACACCAGTCTATAACCGAAAAACCTTCGACAGGACGCATGTAAATAATAGGTGTGTTGCCCTCTAATTTTATGTGTGTTACGCCAACGCGCGAGTATTCGTTTACTAGAATAAATTTCTCTGGTAAGTTTAATAGTTTAATTAATCTAGCCTCGTTTTCATAGTCGCGAACTACAGATAAACCTAACCACATGTCCAATGGTAATTCAAGAACGCGGTATTTATCTAACATACAGTTTTCAAAATCGTGCCAGTCGTTTAAATCGTAGCCTCTGTAAATGGGGTTAGCGTATCTAAATGGGTAATAATCTGAGGTAAATTTCTGCTCGCGCCCATCAAACTGAAAAGTAAAATTAGTAAAATTTACATAAGGGATATGTTTTTGCCATAACCACGGCTCAACAACGGGCATAATTACCTCGTTATTTTTTGCTAGTTTTCTCAAAATTGGCTCTAAAAAAAGAATGTCGCCGAGCCCAGCATGTTGATTAATTTCTATTTTCATATAACAATTTTAGCCGCTGAAATTAACGAGTTCCACTCCTCACGTTTTGCCGCGTCCGAGTGTTTATAGTGGTGGCCCATATTATGTTTATGATTAAATTGAGACATCCTCTGCAAGTAAATTCGATGTCTGTTTATAATACGATAAACTCCTCCAACCATTCGATAGTGTAGCATT